ACATTATAAAATCAGAATCCACTATCTCCTATCTTGAAAAAGCGAGGGCAGGTAAGATTGCTGAAGCATCAAGATTCGGAGTTCCAGAGATAGATGATTATCTGAGATTCAAGTCAGGAAATTTCATAGTAGTTACAGGTCATGCAAATGTGGGGAAGACTCACACGATGACCTACCTACAATTGTTACACACCTTAGAGAATGGGACTAAGTGGTTGGTATATTCTTCAGAGAATGAAGTACAATCACTCCAGAGAAAGATAATTGAGTTCCTTGCAGGGAAGCCCATTAATCAGATAGATGAGCAGACCTTCTGGAGACATCATGCCTTTGTGGAGGGACATTGGGCATTCTTAGATTCAGAGTTGATAGTAAATGCTTTTGAACTCTTAGAGATTGCTAAGGAGATATATGATGCTTGGGAATTTCAGGGGATGATGATAGATCCATATAATTCACTAACGATCAGGAAAGAGGATCTGAAAGGTATATCAACACATGAATACCATTATGAGGTAACAAGCCATATAAGAAAGTTCTGTAAGGAATACAGAGTAACTACGATCCTGAACACACATCCTGCTACGGAAGCATTGAGAAAGGTCTATAAGGGATCTCATGAATATGCAAACCACACGATGCCTCCTATGGCTTCAGATGTTGAAGGCGGTGGTAAGTTCGTGAACCGCTCTGATGAATTCTTTGTGATCCATAGATTCACTCAGCATGAGCGAGATTGGATCTATACAGATATTCATGTTAGGAAAGTGAAGGAATTAGAATCAGGAGGTAGACCTACCTCTCTGGATCAACCAATAAGATTAAGATCTAAACAAGGCAATTGTGGCTTTGAGGTTAATGGATTAGATTTGGTAACTAAAGAAAGAGTAGTAGATGGATCACCATTTTGAGGGTAATAAACTTTATTACATGGAGAAGGAGGCGGAACTATTTAGAGTTCTGGACTACCTCAGCAAGGAATTAGGAAAGAAGCAGCCAATGTCTGAGGAACAGATGTGGGAGGTATTTCATATCTGCTCAGATACTGCGGCTATCTATCGCCACTTCACAGATTACTTCTCAACGCTTGATAGGTTGATCTTAGATGCGAGGATCAAGAACGACAGGTTAAAGCAGGAGATGTATGATCTGAAGAAAGAGAATGAGAGATTAACAGAGATGATAAACAGACACATGGATGGATTTTAAGAGGAAGATGAATAATGGGCAGAGGTTTGAGATCAATGGTATGGAGTTCATATGCATTGAGACAACCATAGCCCTTCAAACGAGATTAGATGGCGAAGAGCCAGATATAGATGTAGGAGGTAGTTTCTATATAGTGAGAAACACATCAACAGGTGGATTACATAAGATCCCATTTCAAAGAATAATAGACAAAGAGAAGGATATCAAATGGAAAATTTAGACAAGATTTTAGAGATGTATTATGATCATATAGGAGTGATCCCTAATGACACGAGACAGGAGGATCAGGTCTTTGCCCGATCAGCGATGATGGTAGTGTTAAGAGAGAGAATGACTCTTCAGCAGATTGGCAGACTTTTTGGTAAGAACCATGCTACGATACATCATGCTTGTAAGAATCATGAAAACAATCATGGATGGTCTAAGATGTATAGAGACTTCTATGAAGCGGCTAAGACTATTGTCTATGAACATCCTGTTTCTGGGTTTCAATTGGAGAATAAGACTCAAGCAGATCTATCAAGACATAAGGTAATGGTGTTCCAATTGTCTAAGCAGTTGGAAGCAATCCACAAAGAGTGTGAAGAACTTCGTAGAGAAAACACTATATTGCAGAAAAGAGAAAAAGAATGCAGATTGAGTTTAGCCCACTTACAGGATTAATGATTGGAGTCAATTATGCGTATTATCCTCCTTTGGATGATATGAGAGGATTGAATCTGATCCAGATAGGATTAGGCTTAGTCATGGTACAAGTAACATGGGCAGGATAGAAAAGTTTTATAGAAAGAACTTCAAGAGATTAACAGGATTCATCAAGGAGTATACTGATGGATCTTATGAGGTAGCATCTGATATAGTGCAGATGGTGTTTCTACGACTTTTAGAATTAGAGAGCGAAGGGAGAACCAACTTTTATGAGGAGGACTCCCTTAACTTTTTTTATGTCTATCGTGCCTGTATCAATACGGCACTCAAATACCAAAGGGCTAAGAAGAAGATCAATAAGATTTCTCTGGAGGATATGCCTTTTGATACCACAGAATATGAACCCTTCCCTGAGGAGAGAGAAGCAATGGAGAAACTGATCATCATGATGGAGCAAGAGATGGAGGATCTTCATTGGTATGATGAGAAGATGATGAGGATATATATGGAGGGAGATTCAATGAATAAGATCCATAGAGAAACAGAGATAGGATTAACATCAATAAAGAATACGATTAAGAATGGCAAAGCGAAAATCTACGACAGGATCAAAGAAGATTACGAAGACTACCAAAACGGAGACTACGACAAAATCTAAAGGGCTTGGAGATACCATTGAGAAGGTAACTGAGGCAACAGGTATTAAGAAGGCAGTAAAAGCAGTATTTGGTGAGGATTGCGGATGTGATGCGAGAAAGGAATGGCTGAATAAGAAGTTCCCTTATAGTAAACAACCTGAATGCCTGAATGAGGAGGAGATTGAATATCTATCTTCTGGAGTATTACGGAAGAGTTCTTTGAATCATGATCAGAGAGTAAGGATAGCGGAGATTCATGCAAGAGTATTTAACCACAAGTTTGATGTACCCTGCACCTGCTCTCCTAAGATATGGATGCAATGGATCAGAGAATTGAAAGAAGTATTAGATGCAACTGAGGAATTATCTTAAAGACAAAAGGAAGTTATCTGATGACCGCACCGCCATATGTGTTTCAGTAGGTAAGTCAGGAGAAGCCTTATTCAAGGAACTGACAGGAGCATTCAAATCATCTCTTGAAGATGATAAGAAGCATATTGATTTCTATTGGGATGAAAAGAAAGTAGATGTCAAAGGATTAAAGAAGATGCATCATTCTGGGTATATCCTCCTTGAGTTCATTAATGTATGGGGAGGGCATGGATGGTGCAGTAAAAAGAGCAAGGCTGAATATATCGCATTCCAATTTCCTGAGGCATTTTATGTATTCAGGAAGAATCACCTCAGGAGGAGAGCATTAGATCTATGTGAGCAGTTTGATAGAAGCAAGGTATTGAGACAGAATTGGATTCCTTATGATCAGGCTCTATACAAGTGGGTTGGTAGGTATAATGCTCAGGATGTGTTCACCTATCTAAAGTTTGAAGATGTTGAAGAATTAATTTTTGAAGTATTGCCGTATGCCGTTACCAGAGAAGAAAGCAAGTGAGAGTAGAGGAGAGTTCATCATTAGATGTATGCAGGATCATACTATGATAGCAGAGTTCCCTGAACAGGATCAGAGATATGCAGTATGCATAGCACAATGGGAATCTTAGTATTATTTGGAGTTGGATTAGGGATTGCCCTGAATCAGATCAGATCCCTTCAGAGGAGGGTTGATGCCCTTGAGGATTTCATTGATAGAACTTTTTTTGAGGAGGAGAAGTAGTTATTAAAACTTTTTGTTTATATTTGACTATCATTCAAAAAGAGAGAAAGATGAAAAACACTTATTACATTCTTGATGATTTAGATTGCAGACATGCAATTATCAAAGCAAATTCAGAGAAAGAGGCAATTGATATTTATATGGGGCCTACAAGGTATTTACCCGCTATGAATGAATCAATTAGATCAATTCTTAAAGCGGTGAAGAAATGAAAAAGTACACACCCATTGAGAATGCCTTTTATTGGATTGTAACAAGCGCATTCGTAGGAATCGGAATAACTATCATGATGGTAGTTTATGCACTCGTAGAAAGAATTGCCTTATGATCATGTTAGATGGTGCTGATTACGATCAGCAATGGCTAATAGATAAAGCCAGAGGCGATGAGTTCTATTATGGAGTTCTTAACAAGTTGGCTCACTCAAGCAGTAGCCTAAAGATGATTCTGGATTCTCCTAAGACTTATTATAATGTTCAGACTTATGGTTCTACTGAATCATCTCCTGCTCTTCTAATGGGTAGAGTGATTCATGTGATGATCTTAGAGCCTGAGAGATTCAATGAGATCTTTGAGGTGGTAGATGTAGCATCTAAGAATACAAAAGCCTTTAAAGAGGCTCA